TAAACGCTTTTTAGCTTTAGGAAGAATACTATCAAGGTTATCCTGGATAACTTTTAATACATCACGATTAATCATCCAAGGTTGTTGTTGAAGTTTATTAAGTGATTGAACCCAAGGTTCATTATTGTTAATAGCTTCTTTAAATGCTTGTTGATGAAGGATAAGAGGTATCTTACTGATCTCAGAGTTAATACCTTTAATAACAGCAGTATTATCTCCTTGAACAATGTTTTTAATCTCTGGGATCATAGTCCCAGTAGAGTAAAGTATTAAACCTTTAGCATCTTTAATCTGGACTAAGTCAGAGAACTTATCAGTAATTTGAATTACATATGGTGAACCAGACTTAGGGGCAAACCCTTCTTGGATCTCAATAGTAATAAAGCCTGCATGATAGAAGGCTTCAATAAATAAATCACCAATGTGTAACAAAGAAGGTTTATTTAAAGTTACTTGTTTAAAGTTAGCTACTTCAATACCAATAGAAATAGCTGTATGAGTTAATAATGCTTCACCTTTCTTTCCAGAAGGATCATCAGCAGTTTTATGAAGAATAATATTAGTAGCAATATTAATTAAATGCTCTAAGTCTTCCTCATAGATTTCATTCTCATCTCCTTTTAGAATGTTAGCAAGATACAATGGCCCGTATGCTTGCTTCTTATTCGTATTGAAGATAACCTTTCTGAGTCTTTCACTCAGGTATTCTACAACAAGGTTCTTCATATCTGTCCTTAAAATTCTGTTACAGCAGTCTTGATACGGCCTGTATTGTGATCATAATAGGCTTGACCTGCTGGACCTGTAAGGCCTGTATGACGACACTTAAGTACCTTCATATCAATCGTATTACGAATCTCTGGATTATCATTACCACTATCACGGGCAAAGGCTACAATATCCATTGAGATTTGTTTGATTGAACCAGAACCTTTAATGTCATCAAGAGAAGGTAATTCACCTTCCTCAAAGGATTTACCTGAAGCTGTCTTACGTAGGTGTGATACAAGACCAATCCATACACCATGAGTCTTAGCTACACGAAGAAGATCATTCATAATCTTATCTATTGCTTCGTTACCTGTGAGTCCTTCAGCTCCTTCAGATACAAGGATTGTAATATGATCAATAAACAAATATTTGCAGCCAACAGCTGCCATGTAATTGAGTTGCTCAATAATGCCATCAGTAATAGCACCAGCATGGTCAAGAACGAGTATCCTGTCATCACCGAATATTTTATCAAATCCATTTTTAAGTTCCTCTAAGGGTATATCATCAGTAGGGTTTCTATTAAGAGCCATAGCAGACATCTTCTTAGCTGTTTCAGCAGGAGATTCTTCTAGGGAAATAATACCGATCTTATCTTCTGTAGTATCAATAAGATGGAATACAATTTCTCGTAGCATAGTAGACTTACCTGAACCAGTACCACTAGTCCATAAGGTAATCTCACCTGCTCTCATACCTTTAAGCTTTTCATTTAAGCCATCAAAGCAAGGTGGGTAAGGTATACTCTCGATCTTATCATAGGCTTCTAGAGTATCCCAGAGTGCTTCACTTGACAGGATACCCTGGGGGTTATATTGCTTTGCATTCCAGATAGCAGAGAGGACTGCTCTGTGGCCTCCGTTAGTAAGCTCATCTGAAGCATCTTTATGTTGACCTTGAGCTACTTTAATCTTTTCATAGCCAATAATCTTTGCAAGCTTAGTAACAGCTTCGGAGCCTGCATCATCATTATCAATGTAAAGAACGACTTCATCAAACTCTCTAAGCCAGTCCCTGTTTGAAGTGACAGGCAAAAGATTAGAAGCGGAGGGAATAGATACAACCGGATAGATATTCCCGTTATATTCTTCATACGCTTGAGCAACAGCGAGAGCATCTTCTTCACCTTCAGTTACTACTACTCTCTTCCTTGATGATCCTGCAAATGTACCTTGACCAAACAATTGGATCTTATCAAGTCCTCCTTTGACTCTAAAATCCTTTGGGTACTTACGTATCTTATATGATGTACCATTAGCTCCAATGTAAGGATAGTATGTCTCACATACTTCACCATCAGAATTAATAGCAGATCGTACTCCAAACATCTCACAAATCTTACTACTAATCTTACGCTTAGAATGAGTTCTAAACGGTAAGTCTTCAATAGACATTTGTGTTTGTTGTACTGGTTCTTTTACTGGCTCGATATCTTCATCTCCATAATAATCAGGGTAGAATTTATTGCAACCGGGAGTCCAGCATTTTCCTTTCACTAATCCAGAGTCATCTTTAAATAGTGATACATTATCTACTGAACCACACGCTTTGCAGGGTGCTTTACCTATAGAGATAGTCATGTTTAAACCTCAATTTTAATTAATTTAATACCACAGTCTTGTAATAAGTCCCTTCCTAAGTTACACTTGTTATAGTTCTCTGCATAGAAAACAGTTGTAATACCTGCTTGAATGATTAACTTAGCACATTCAATACAAGGAATAGTCGTACTATAAATAGCTGCAAATTTAGTAGACTCATTAGACATAGCAGCTTTAGCTATAGCATTAGCTTCAGCATGTACTACTTGTGGTAGTGTCTTTTCAAATTCATTTTTACAATCATTAGTAAAGTAACCTGCTGGTGTACCATTCCAACCATAAGAAATAATATTATTTCCTTTAGTAATAACAGCACCTACTTTACGATGAGGGTCTCTAGACCTAAGAGAAATACGGTAAGAGATCTCCATCATCATCCGATTGTGTTCCATTAACTTTGACATCATCTTGTCTCCTAAGAATTTCAATAAGCTCAGAGACCATTAAACTATAACCTTCTAGGTTAGAAAGATATTCATTCCAGTCAATGATCTCATTATCAAACAAGTATTTAAGTTCCTCGTTTGCTTCCTCCAGTGAGTCTAGAAGTTCCTGTATTGCTTCTTCGTTTGTTAGAATCTCCAAAGATTCGTTCATAGTTTGATTCATATTTACTCTTATCCACTGGACGTGGAGTATCTCCTTTACCTGCCATTATAGTTTTCCTTAAGAAGATCTTTAGCTTTACCAATGAGTTGCATAAGTTCAAAGTAATTATCTACCTCAGATTCATAACGGAAGTTAGCTACCTCTGTAATAAAGTCTTTGATAGGATCTTTCTCAGGCTTACCCCATAATACATCGTCATTGTCTTGATAGAAAGCCTCATAGTCAGGCTCATTTAAATCTAATGTAAATGTATCAGGGTCTTTGTAATCATGCTTGTTCATTTTGTTTCTCCTTGTTTTGTTTTAAATATTCTACTGCTTTTAATAAAGTTAATTCATTATCTAATGAATTACCTAACATTAAATTACATTGTCCACAAAGAATACCTCTTACTTTTCCTGTTGCATGACAATGATCTACTACTGCATCATGAGAAGAACAACCCCCTGTAAGTTTATTTGTAAAGAAAATAATTTTCTTACAAATTAAACATAAGTTATTTTGTTTTTGAATTAGATTATCTCTTTCAGGAGTAGTAATTCCATATTTAGAAAGTAATTTATTACATGTATTACATTTCTTCCCATTAGGTTTTCCATTAGCTCTTGATTGTTGAATATTATTACAATCAGTTATAATACATTTATTTAATTTTATAGTCATAACATTTTGGAGCCTCCTTAAACCCATATTCCCAAAAATTTTTTCCATTCCATTTAAAATAATCATCTTGATAACGTTGGATATGCACTAAAGAACCTGTAAAAAGTAAAGCATGTAACCATTCATCACCACAACGTTCTTTATATTCACGTTCAATGATACGTTTCCATTCACTCATACTGGATCCTTTAAGAAGCTTCTCAGCTGTTTTAGGTCCAAGCTTCTTAGGTGACTTGATGTTATCAGTCGAATCACCTATTAAAACTTGTAACCAATAGTTATACTCAGCATCTTCTTCAGACACTAAGTATTCTTTGATATCGCCTCTTTGATTTGGTCTGATATGTTTACCTACAATACAGTCTAAATCTTTATCAGCAGATATAATAACATAGTTCTGATCTCTCTGCAAACACTTTACAGCTTTACGTCTGACTAAGTCATCTGCTTCAAGACCATTAGAACGAATGGCTAAGCGTTCCTTGCCTAACCATTCACGAAGTTCCCTAATAATTTCTAACTCCTTGGCTCTATTAGGGTCAGGCTTACGATTGCCTTTATAATCATTAAAGATTTTATAACGCCAATTACCAGTACCTCCTACAAAGCATAGTGATTCATCACACCATCCTTCAGTAAGATAGTTCTGTAGAATATCTAGGTATTTTTCCTTGGCTTCATTAAGGTCTTCTACATTCCAGCAGGCACGATATAATATACCGTCTGCATCTACTATACCTAACATTATTCATTCCTCATTTCCATTATCGTCTGTCTGGCGAGCTTCAACTCTAACTGCAAGTTGTTCACCTCTAGCTCTAAGTTGTTCCGCTTCAACTTCAAGTTCCTCACTTCTTCGCTGTGTTGCCTCCACATTATCTGTACCGTTAGATAAGAGGTGAGAAGCAATCCTGAGAAGAGTAGTACTTGCAGTAATTGAAGCATTGTCGCTATCGTCCATTCCACTCATATTTACCCCTATTGACAGGCTAAACATTCATCTTTGCTTGCTTGAACACCGGCCTTACTATATACATAGTACAAGGCAAGTATATTCGGGTCGAGAAAGGCTTGTTTATGCACTTCATTGATATAAGATTCCTCCTCATTCGCTGAGAAAAACAAATTGAGGGATTGCCATTGGTCAATATACTTTGAGCGTGCTGATGCCATTTGAATAACCGACATCTGTGGAATCTCGAAAGCTGTTTTAAAGACTTCTTTCTCATGATCATCTAACCACTCCTCATCTTGAACAGAACCCATATTATCTCTAATACGTTCTACTGTTCGCTTGTTGTAGACTCCTTTGTTTCGCATAATGTCGAGTAACACCGGATTAATTCTATCGACTTCTCCTGCAGCTGTGCGTTGAGTGTAAACCATTGCTGTGTCAGGGTTAATACCTTCAGAGATTCCTCCCATGATAAGTGCTGTAGATTTGGTTGGGGCCACGGCAATCCTGTGGGTGTTAGCCATTCCATACCCTTCCATCCACTCAGGCTCTCCCCAAGTTTCTGATATCCATTTGCTAGCTCGTTTAGATTCATCATCTATCCTCTTAAATACTTCATTGTTTAACATCATGGCTTCGAATGAACCAAAGACCACTCGCTTTTGTTGTAATAATGTATGAAAACCACATACCCCCAAACCAAGAGCACGACTTTTCTTAGTGAATGCCCGTGCCTTTTCAAGACCGGAAACATTCTTAGACCTATCCAGAAACTCTTGACATACACAGTCCAGAAATACTGTAGCTTCAAATATAGCATTGGTATCTTTCCATTCATCATATCTAGCTAAGTTCATAGAAGATAATACACAAGTATAAGTATATTCTTCTGATGAGTGTAACATAATCTCAGCACATAGTTGAGGTGATTTAATATCTAAGCCACGATCAATGTACCATTGAGGTCTCTTAGCATTAGCTTTATCAGGAAAGAAAAAGTAACCTTTACCTGTTACCATCTTAGTCTTCATAGCTTTACTATAACGACGAATAGATTCTCTATCCCCGCTAGTTAAACAAAGAATAAACTCTTCACTGATACACCAACCAATGTTATTACCATCAGGGTTATGTTCTAGATGGTCACATACCTCATCAAAATCATTATGATCAATAGGAACATAGCCTGCCCAAGAACCTCTCCGGGCTGTACCTTGAGATACATACTCCATGTCCTGCTGAAAGCCTTTAATGATTGGTAGAAGTCCACTTGCTTTACCTCCTGCTCCGATAACAGAACCACGACCTCGAATATCTCCGAGATAACTTGCTGTACCAAAGCCTGCTTTAGTTAAGGCAGCAGTCTCATGCTTACCACGGTAGATGCTATCAATACTATCACTGATATAAGAGCCAGCACACGATACCGGAAGACCTCTTGTCGTTCCTGTGTTAGCCAATACAGGTG